TGTTCCATGTCATGACTCCTTGTTGTAACCAATCTGGAAGATGTTCGTATGCAAGTTGAAGTCTACCAAGTAAATCTCTTGCAGTAACAGCTTTGTTTGCAAGAATTGCGACACTTACTGTAGGATTGAAAAGTGCATAGTGTAATAAGTACGCAATGATTGTGGTGGATTTACCAGACTGTCGAGGAAGTTTGCAGATGGTGAATCTCTCTGTATGGAAAGTCCACATCATCTGCCTTTGAAATTCATAGAGTTTAAAAGGTATCAAACCCTCATCTAAACTTATTATTTTGACATAGTTTTCTGTGAAGTATACAGGATCTTCCCAACATTTTTGATATTCCTGTATCTGTTTTTTAGTAAATTCAATTTGTACATTAGCCCGTTTGAGATTCGGGTTATCACGATATATGTCTGGCATTACTTTTTATCTTTAATTAATTGTTGAAGTTCCTGTGTAGAACCAACAAATAAAGAGTTATTATTAGTAACACGTTGAGGTTGATCTGCCTCTTTAAGTTTCTTTTTTGTAGCTTGGAGATTGACTAACTTCTCTGTGTTCTCAGCGTTAGTCTTTAGGAGTTGTCCTGCAACTTCGTAGGCTCTAGGATGGTCTGTTTCTTGTGCGACTTGCAGGATACCACTTAGAGCATCCTGGCCACGTTCTATTATATGATAAAGATTTTCTCGACTGTATTTGAAATCATCTTCATCTTCTTCACTAGTTTGAGGTCTAGGAATCGCAGTAACGGTTTGGTGTGTGGAGGCTACCGTTTTATCTGCAATCCCTAGTAAATCGTTTATCTTTTCCATTACTCATCCTGTCCTGTTTCTGCATTAAATGTTTTTGCATCTTCAAAGAAAGATGAAGTTTCGTTAAATCCAAAATCTTCATCCATACCAGCGGAAACTGGATCTGGTGTAACAGTAAGTCTCTGTTCTCGTTTTGGTGCAGCTGTAGAAGAATCTGTATATTGATCTACCTGTACTTTTGTAACAACCTGACCAGAAATGACAGGCCCATACAAGTAACATTTTGCAGTAAAAGACATTGTATAGATAATTGCTCGTCTTTCTGTCCACTCTCCTGCATAGTTATCTTCATAAGAAATTCCTGTTAAGACAATAGGAACATCTCTCTTACTACTCATCTGAACAATGTCGTTGATAGTGATCGTGTAGTCAGGCTGAAAGTATGGTAAAATTTGTTCTACTATCTGTAGTGCATCATCACTATTTTTTGACATTGCGTATAATTCAAAGTCAATATTATAAGGAACCGGCATATACTGAGTGTCCACCTTATTACCAGCAGAACCAGCTTTCTTTACCTTTTGAATCTTATTTAATTTTCGTGAACTATCGTATGCAATTTGTCCAATCTCAAAACCAATTCTTGGTAAAGTAATTGCGACTGATTTATTTAAGTTAGGATCTTCTGTCAATCTAGCTAGAAACTTCTGTTTTGCTCCGTAAGCAAGTGGAACTTTCATAGATTGTATTGTATTACCAGAACTATCTTTTCTAGTAATATGAATGTCGTTAAAAAGTGTACCAAATCCTACTATACACTTTCTTAAAGTTTCGTGATAAAAAGTACTTCCAAGCATTATGTTACCTCACCAAATGGGTTCATTTCTGAAAAATCAAGTATCGAATCACCTTGAGTTTCAAAGAAGTCAGTATCAGATGAAGTGTCTATAGTAGATACACTATAAGCTTCACTCACAATCCAATCACCATCTTCTGTTAATAAATAATTAGTGCCCGATTCTGTACCAGACTCTAATGTAACTTGATATGCAAGAGCATCCAAAGATTGTGATGTTTCAATATCATCAATCTCTGAAATACCAGTTGCCATATCTTCATGACTGTAATCAAAAGTACGACATCGTAATTTAAATACAGGTAAATTAGCAAGTTGATAAAACGGATCATCGTGGTCAACAAAACTAATTTCAAATAGTTTTTTTGATTTAGCATAATAAATCAAATCACCCTCATTTGGGCGAGTACTAACAATTAAATTTTGGTCTAAGGATATTAGTTGTTCAAACCTTCTCTTAGAAACTACCCATGTAGCTTCATCCTGCATATCCAAACCAAATCTGGTCATCATTTCTTTTTGACCTTCGTATCCTTCTATATTGTCAAGATACATTTCAATAATATATGCATCATTGAAAGAACTTGAAGCATCCTCACCAAACAAAGTGTCTTTGTTGACCAACTTTCTAGGAAGATAATATACATCCTGCCCAAAAACTGAAAGTTGTTCAATAATTAGGTTCTCGTATAATCTCTGTTCGGCTGTTGTACCTGTGTCAAAATATACATTTGTTGGCATCTTATCCTATCATCATGTCTGCTGGGAGTCCATATCCATTAAGGAGTTGTTCTTCCAGTAGTTTTATTTCTTCATCAGCTTGAGTATATATTACTTCTCCATTCATTTGTACACCACCCAACATTGACACACCATTAAACTTGATTAAATTAGCACCCCATTGTTTTTTAATAAGTGCCGTTGCATATTTTTTAAGAAAAATATCATTATAAACATCTGTGTATACAGTTGGATCTAATTTTCTATAACATTCAATAACAAAATATTGATCAGCTGGAATTTCATTCGGCCAATCCATATCTAAATAAAGTCTATTCTGATGTTGATTAAATCTAATTGGTACTTCTCCTGTCATTAAATGATCTACAAAATCTAAATGTTGTTGTAACATTTGATAATTGACCATAGAAGTAGAAGTAAAATCCCATAAATCATTTAACCTCATTTGATACTTCATATCAAACATAGGTACGGAGGCATGGTCTGTAATTGGAAAAATTCTTAGTACGGAAATTACTGGGGCAGGTAATGGCAACCAAACCTTTTGTTCTAACCAAGCATATGCACCACCTGAATTATCTACGGAATCTGTTACATTAGTAGTTGCATTTGTAGAACCTCTAGTAATCTGTGCAGAAGTCATTTTGTACTTGAGATACATTCTCTCAACACCATCCATATGATACTCTGCAAAATATTGAAGTGCATCATCGATACGGTCATCGCATTGATCTGGATCTACATTGACATCAATAACTGGTTTTCCTAATGCTCTTAAACAATGTTCTTTGAGAGCACTTTTTGTTGCTGGTGTGGCCATGAATTATCCTTTATCCTAAAGCAATAGACATTGCTAAAACTGTTCCTAGAGTTTCCCCTTTATTAGCGACTGTAACAATATTGTTACTAGAGTCTCTTACATAAATTTTTTGATCTACTGTATTTATTGCAACTTCTCCAACTACAAGATCTCCTGTATCTGGTACTGAAGATGCAGTTTCAGATTTTTTTAATTTAATCACCGTAGCCATTAAAATGTACCTCCATCAATATCTCCGAATGAGGGGTCAGATCCAGAACCAGCACTTTGTAATACTTGTCCTGAAGTACCAATCGCAACAGTATTTAATGCACTTGTACCATTCCCTGTCATTAACAAATTAGCGGTAACTGAATTCTTTCCTGTTCCACCATTTGCAATAGCGGCAATTCCTGTAACTGCATTTGAATTTGCAAAGTCTAACTGACCATAAACTGCAGCTTGACCTGTATTTCCAGTAGAACGTAAAATTTGTCCGGCAGTACCAGAACTTTGTACACTCAATGCATCTGATAGAGTAAACATTGTAGTTCCATCAGTTGCAACATTCATAGTATTTCCTGTCTTAGTCAAGGAAGTACCAGCAATGATTTGTCCTGCACCTGAAAATTGTGAAACTGTTAGTGTGGTTGTACCGAATGTTGCATCACCATTATGAGTGAATACATATCCGTTTTCAGCTGCAACTGTTCCTTGTTCTACGAAAACAAAAGTTCCACCCGAAAGTTCTGCACCAGTATTTGCATCTGTAGCTCTTGTAAGAACTAGGGTTGCACCTCCTGCACCAGCAGTAGAAACATAGTAGATACCATTTTCGGTTGCAGGGTCTTGATTTTTAACAAGTACTCTCATATTCAAAGTAAGTGCGACACTATCAAGTGATACTGCACCATTTCCAGAAGCAGTCAATGTTCCTGCACCGTTGTTGTATGTCCATGAGGATACATCAGCAGTAGTTGCAACCGATACTGAATCTTTTACATCAAGTCCTTGTTTGACTGCATCAACATAAGCTTTAGTTGCAGAGTCTTGAGCACTTGTGGGATCTGCGACATTAGTTACTCTGTTTGCACCCATGTCGATTGTCTTACTGGATGAAATAGTAAAATTGTCATCAATCGTTACTGTACCACCAGCAGAATCTATCGTTAGGTTTCCAGAACTAGTATCAATCTCATTGTCAGCAGTAATACCTACTTGAACATTTCCAGCAGTATTTCCTGTTGAAGTTACGTTTCCTGAGAATGCTCCAGTTGTTGCTGATACACCAGCTGACCATGCAAGTACACCACTCCCATTTGTGATCAATATATTGTTTGCATTACCATCATCTACTGGTAATGTCAAAGTATGTGTAGTTAATGCTGAGTTTGCAGGAGCCTTAATTGTAACTGACTTTGCATTTGTTTCACTAAAAAGTTTTATTGTGCCTGGAGTACTAGAACCATCACCCTTAAAATTTACTGCACCAGTACCATGAGGTGTTATGTCTAAATCCCCATTTGTGTTTGTTGTAGTAATTGCACTACCATTAAGGTCTATATTATCTACCTTTAGGTTGTCCAGTTTACTATTGGAATCTGTAATCAATCCAGAACTAGCGGTAAGAGTACCATGTACATGATCTATCAAATCAGTAAAATACTTACCACCTATAATTAAGTTTGCATTTGCCGCAGAGTTTCCTATGTATAATCTATCACCACCATTATTTTGTGCTGAAGCGTCACCATAAGTGACTGCAAGTTCTCCTGCACCTAATTGACTAGGGGCAGTTTCAGAGGTTGCGGCTCCTCTTTTAATTTTAATTGTTGTTGCCATATTTTACCTTTAAAATGTTCCTCCGTCTAATTGTAAGGCAGCTCTATTTGTGCCAAAGACATTGTTATCTTCCCATTTACTATTTGAAGTATTATACATTATAATAGATGCATCACTAGGACTTATTGCAATATTAGTATCTGACATAGAACCAATAGAACCGCCTTCTGCACCGGCAGCGGCCATCTTTTCCCACTTTGAAGTGATTGTAGGTACGTTTCCTACAGTTCCTTGTATAGCTACATAAGAAGAACCATTGTAATATGCTACATCATTTACACCATAAGTGTATGAGTTGTTATATGCACCCTTCCATCTGAATGTTCCTTGAGCCCCTGTTTGACCCATAGGAAGTCCAAAGTTAAGAACTGCGGCGGTATCTGTTCCAACATTTGCAACAGTTGCATTAGAATCTTCTACTAAAGTAGTTATAGTTCCTATTTGAATAGTTGCATTATCTCCAGCCGCACCAGTTGAACCAGTTGGGCCCGTATTACCAGTTCCCCCCTGTTGTCCAGTATTACCTTTAGGAATTGTAAAATTTAGAACTGCCTCACTAGATGTGCCACTATTTGTTACCGATGCACTACCACCAGTTGAACCTGTGGTTGTACTTCCAATAGTGACTGTTCCTGCGCTTCCAGATGCGCCAGCAGGCCCTGTATCACCCTTTGAGGTCATTACTGACCACGAACTTGCATTTGATGATGGTATAAGATTTGAATTTCCTTGTAATGCAACATATGCACTACCATTATATTGAACCGCTTCATTCTGAGTATATGTGGTTGCAGAACTCCACTCTCCCTGCCAAGTAATATCCCCATCAGCGCCCTTTATACCAGGCACTTCCATTCTGGTTACTTTTGGTTGTTCACCAGTTATAGTTGATCCTGCGATAACACTTGGTGCAGCTATAGATGCGGTTATTCCCATATTATTGTGTTACTCTTGGATTAATAGTTACTATACCCTCAACCACTCTAGTCTTTGCACTAGAACCAGAAGTTATAAGAACATCATAGACATATCTACCCGAATCAATGGCAGCTGTCTGAGCACCAGTAAGGGATATATCTATTTTACCTGTTGTTCTATCGGAATTGAAAGCTGCGGTAAAGGATACCGTTGCAGAAGAGGATTCGTATGTTTTACGGATTTGTGCGGCAGCTGTGTAGCCTGTGAGATTAAGAGCATTACCAGCACCATCCGAAACTGTTACGGTAGTGGTGTAGTCTGCTCCTGCATCTATGTAGATATTTGAGATTGTTGCCATAAAAAAACCCTTATAAATTATGTAACTATTTATAAGGGTTAATTATTTAAGTAAAATGTCTGTGGGATTTATTTAGGCCCTGAGTTATCTTTAGGCCACTTAGTTTTTACTGGATCAACCATTTCTGATTTCCATTTGGTTAGTCCGTCATCGTAAATTTTATTTAACTGAGCACCATAATCGGGGTATTCTGCTTGACGATTACGAGCATATTCTTGGGCTGTCCACTCGGCAACAAGCTCATCATATTTAGAATCAATTGCAGCAGTCTCTTCAGCAGTAGTCTCATGTCCATCTGCCCATCTAACTACACCATTACCATCACAATAATTATAACTATCTTTCCCATATAATACTTGTACAGCATCTATTTTTGAGGTTGGATTTATCATATTTTCCTTTTATTTATTTTATTTATTATTTTATGCCCCTAACCGCACTCCTGTAAAGTGAGTCATTGAATCGTA